GCCATATTCCCGTGCTGGTTAGATTCTCAGTTAGATATATCAGTATTACTTCCCCGGGAATAATTACGTTAGTTAGCGGCGTTCCATCATTATATAAAAGGGTAAAGTCTTTTTGCCCGACATTATTAAACAATAGGCTTATGCCGGTTTCTACAGTATTAGCCGGGGGAAGAGTAATCGTATAGACATCACTGCTAGATATAACATCATTAATATCGCTTGCAATCTCTCCTTCCGTTCTTGGATAAGCCCAGGATAGTTTAATATCGTTATTTAGTATGATTCTGGAATAGGACATCTACTTAATTTATCCCCTGATATTTTTTTCAGAATAAGACTTATCGGAAAAAGGCATTAGCGGATTAAATACATCGGTCTTTACTCTCTGCAGAGTGTCTCTCATGATTCTAACGGACTTCTTCTCGTAATATTCTCTCTCTTTTATTCCGTAACGTTCATCTCTTGCAAGTAAGATCGTATCGCCCGTAGTAATGCAGTCGTTTTCCGCTCTTAAGTCCCCCCTGTAAGTACGTTTGTTTTTAAGCCGATCGGGTGAGACGATATACCACTTTTGAGCAAGTAGTCTGTTAATACGATCAGGGCTATTGAGAGCAAAGTAATATTCTTCATGCGGTTGCTTGATTTCATCTATTAAAGCCTTAAAAGGACAAGTCGAATCGGTCGGACGATAATCAAAATCATCCTGCTCCAGGTCATGCTCCCTAATATCTCTATCTATGGATTTAAACTCGCTATTTCTATCCTGTTTGTATTTTACTGCCATTATTTTAACCTCATTTCTTTTGGATATTGTGCTAGATGTTGTAAATATTGTTCATCGGTCTGACCGAACGCCAGTGCCGCTCTTTTCTCGGCCGGTGTAAGTGTTCTTATACTCTTCTCGGGTTTTGGCTCGCTCTGTACTCTGCTTCGAACGGGGCCAAAATGTTTGGCGGGAATACCGGCAGGTGAACTATCCTGCATCTTTAGATTATCGATATACTCATCAATCATGCCGTAATAACTACCGGAGCCGATTAAATGCCCCTTATTGGTCGTTTCATACTTACGGTCTAACTTCCTGATAAAGGATAATACTGACGCCGCTAGCTTCTCGTCATATTCGGGAGCGTTTTTATCTACCTCGGGATTATTATCAAGCCAGCTATATAATCTATCTTCATATTCTCTTGCCCTAATCTGATTAAGCTCTTCTTCAGAATATTTGTTTGGCGGGAAACTGGTTATTCTAGATGCCTCATTCAAGGCATGGGTCGCCTTTGAAATGTCCGCAGTAGCTCTGCTAACCCCGGCAGCATCTCCGCTTTCCAATGCTAATTGAAGCCGTGCCTGAGCCATTTCAAGTTCGCCGGCAACATTGTTCTTATAATGGGTAGAACCGGTATTAATAGCTTGGCTGAGCATCTGCTCCATTTGTAGTTTTTCTTGCTGTAACTGCTCTAACTGCTCGGCAAGCCTTGTCTTCTCTTCCCGTTCTTTTTTTAATTTAGACCAGTATTTCTCCTTATCTTTTTCAAGGCCAGAAGTTTTAACGGGTTTTTCCTCCAGTTTTGGGGTATCCTCGGGAATATCGCTTTTATCATCCTCGCCTTCTAAGCCCTGCGACCCTTGCTCCAAGTCTTTAGTTTTGACTTCTGCCTCGCTGGCTTCTTCCTTTGAATCTTTATTTTCAGTTGCTTCTTTTAAAGGTGGAATAGCAGCGTTTAAGTCGCTTGTATTTTCAATATCTATTTTAAACATATTCTTACCTTGATACTTTTGATGGATTATCGACTAGCAGTTTGATTTTAAAATCCTCTACCATAATTATCGGCTCACCCTCATATTTTGACTGCAAAGACGAGCCTCTAGGGAATATGACCCAATCCCCCTCTCGAGCATAAGGACCGCTTGGAAACTGATCACCCTTATAACTATCAGGACCGAGCTTTAATACCATCCCGACCATCGAGTTGTATTCCAGGTCATCCTCTATGCTACTCGGCGGTTTTATAATTCCGCCTCTTGTAACTTCTTCCACGGGCGGTTTGTAAATAAGTATTAATACATTAATGCCGGTAACGGATACTTCCTTGAACTTTTCAATCATTACCTCCTTATTAAAAGCTTGCAGATCAATACCCTCCGTTTTAAAATCCTGTGATTTATAGTTAATCATCTTGTTCTACCTCAATTAAATATTCGTTAAATATCTCAAGGGCAGTCTCCAAGCCCTTAATAACGCCGATACAGTACTTGTACTCATGAAGTGAGTTAATGGACGTAGGATCGATTAACGCCCCTGTCTGGGCATTAATTTCATCGCTAATTAGCTTTACTAGATTACCTTTAGCCCCAAACATCCTACTTCTTCTCCTTAAGTGCCTTACCTTTTTGACTACAAACTCCTTTTCTGATCTTAGCTGCTGCTGCTGCTGCGTATTTTTCCGGTTGCCGACATTCTTTCATTTTTTTTAGTGCCAGTTCTCTTGTATGCCTATTCATAAATTACCTCTTCTTTTTTTGGTATGGATAAAATTTGCGACCGTAGCGCTTCTACTTGAGCTTTTAACTCAGCTTCTTTTGCTTTGTATTCCAGCTTTAGTAATTCAAGCTCGTTTGCACGTGTTATTTCCTGCTCTTTGGTTAGTACGTCTATTACTTTTTCCTTCTCGTTTAACTGGAGTTTTAAAAGTTCAATTTGATATTTCTGCTCGGCAAGTTGTTGTTGCTGGTTAACTTTTAATTCAGCTAAATACTTCTCTTGTTCCAGTTTTTCCTTATCGAGCTCGATACTCATTTGAGTTTTATAGCCGTCAGCTTCAATATTTAAGTGAGCTAGCCGTTCTTTTGACTCTACTTCAAGCCTCCTCTGCTCAATATCGGCAATCTGTACCTGCAGGGCAGGGTCTATAGGTTGCTGCTGCTCTCCTGTCTGCTCCGGCGGTACTTCAGGTAGCAGTATCTTATCAATGTCTTTAATACCGAGTCCCTGATAAACCTTTAAGTATACCTCTCGCATATTATGTAGCTCGGGATTACCGCTTGCTATTTTAAGCAGGCTCTCTGCCTTGATAATTCTTTGCGTCGAAGATTCAACGGACGGGTCGGAAGTCGGGATAATATTGACCGCTTTGTCTTCTTGCCGATAAAACATCCGATAAAAAAGCTGTAATTCTTCGCTAAAACTACTATGAACGGTTCTCATTATTGCCGATTGCACCCTGTGCGATACCTCAAGTAACGCAATCGTAGTACCGACAGGCGTATTCTGGTTATTCTCAGCAAGCCCTGCCTCTGTCGTAGATGCCAGCTCCTGTGTCTGCGCCGTTACCCTGTTTATATATTCAAGTAGGGCAGGAGCCGGTCCGTTTGCAGGTATCGGCATAATAGCATCTCTTAAGGGGAGATTACTTGTCGTAACCGTTACTACCTCCCCCGGCTCTATCGTGATATCGTTATTTGTTGACTTCAAACCTTTAGCTTTGATAAAGGCAGGGCAATTCTGGAAAACAGCCGCATCAATTGCCATCTGCTGCATAATGGTTAAACTCTCGGAATTAGTCCCGAGAACCTGCGCAAGACCAAGACCGTAAATATCAAGACCGGGGAATAAATTATAATGAACAAAGCAATTGATCCTGCTCTTACTCTCATCTTCTTCCCGCCAATTCGGTACTACCGAGACAATCTTATTACTGATGCCGCAGCGGGTAATTACATACGGAAGCGGTATGGATACTTCCTCTTTATCGCTACTAGTAGTAAAAAACTCGTTTAAATCAAGATACTCATGCGTCTCATAAAAAGGAAAGCGTGAGGCAGTAGGCTCGGCCTGGATAACTCCGCTCTTCTCCTCACCGCTACTACTATCACTAATATCGGCATTCTTCTCAAGGTACTCAAGGTCAACTCTTGAGAATATTCCATTTTGCATATTAAAGAGTATTTCTCTCTTGGTTAAATGCCGAATATGAGTAAGCCGATTTGATTCGCTTATACTTGAGCAGTTATTATCAACTAGAAAATCCTCAGGGATGATAAACCTGCTAACGGGCTTTGCCGTAATCGGGTCATAGTAGATCTTACGAAACACGCACCCGTAAACTATCAGATAAAGCAAGAACCGATCATAATCAGGGTAAAACCCTTTATCCTCTGTTGTTAGGTATTCGTTTAGAGCATCCCTAACCAGTCCGCCTTTTACTTCATAATTTTCTTCATTCTCATTAACAGGGCGTAAATTAGGTGTTAGCGGGTCGATTTTAAATCCAACAGGTCCCGTGCTAGGTAACAACTCGGAGCGAAGCGTTGCCCAAAGCCGAAGCACGCTCGTTGAAAATGTGGTATCAATCGTATCTACCCTGCTGTTTTTAGAACTCTTAGCAGAAGTCTTTTTCTTCTTTCCTCCTCCATCCTTAATACTATCGATACTAAAGCCAAGATACGGTTTTGCCTTTTCAATTATATCAAGCCATGGTGCGCGATTGGCTTTATCTTTTTCCGTAACGGTTTCTAAATAAGCAGCTAGTTTTTCCTTAACACTATCCGGTAGTTCATCTGCTATATTCGTATTAAAGCTACCAAGCTCTTTTGGAGATATTTCCTGATCTATCTGCAGAAGAATATTATCCTCTACGGCTTTAAGCCCGCCGTCTTCTAAGTCATACTCATTGCCCTTCATTTCTAAAATATCAGGCTCTATGGCAAAGCCCGCTTCCTCTCCCCGACTATCAAAGTCATTATCCTGGTAAGGAAAAGAGCTTAAATCCTCAAGTAGCTCTTTTTCCTTTTTGTTTTTTCTAGCTCTAGCCATTACAAATATTTAACCATAATTAATGTATTAGCTCCTCATCCTCATCGACCTCATCGGTAACATGCATCAACGCATCATTATCACGTAAGTAAAGCATTACCTGCGTCATCGTATCGACAAGGTCTCTTGATTCACCGGTTGGGAAAGTTATAACCGTCTCTAAAAACTCCTCGGCAAACCCTTGAAGTCTTTCAGGGTTTTTCTCTTCGGTGGGTAAGTATACAAGCCCGCACTCAATAAGCGGCGCAGCTCTCTGTACTCTTGCTTTCTTATCGCCTTTTGGTGTGTACCCAGTAGCAGGAATACCGGCTAACCTTAAATCCCGAATGAGCGGATCACCCGTTGCCTTTGCTTCTATCAAACAACTATCAACTCGGCTTTGGGCAGGCATAGGGTTTTTATGCTCGCCCGTATCCTTATAATCTTTGGCAAGTCTTTGAGCCCTGCTTCGGAGCTCCGGATAACCCGCGCGACCCCGCCACATAGAGAGCAACATTATCCGGTGTAGTCGATCTTCAAAGTTTCCGCCCCATACGCCCCAGGTAGTACAGGCAGAATAAGCCGCTGTTGGCTCATCGGAAATTGCCGTATCCCAGCTCTGGATAATATGGTCGAATTTAGGCTTAATCGGGCTAGTCCAGAACTTAAACCATTTTTTCTTGATGATTCCACCGCCGACGGGAGACGGTCTTTGCTGGCATTGCCCTGCATATCCGTAAGCACCGAGCGATCTTTTTAAGTCATCAACTTGTTTTTTGTTAAAGCGTAAGTCATTTAGCACCTCTCCCTCGAAGCTTCTCGGATCTTCCCAAATAACTCGGTCTATGCCGAGCGGTACCGTAATACATCTGCGGCTTCCTTCAAATTCCAGCGGCAAGACTAACTCTACCCAGTCATCCTCGCTGTCGTTCTTTCTGATATAACCGGTTAGATCGCTCTCGTGCGTTCTTTGCTGGACCACTATTCGGCAGTCATTAGCAGGGTTATTCGAGCGGGTAGACATTCTCTGCGTCCACCAGTTAATTACGTTCTCTCTTTTAACGGCAGAGATATCACAAGGATCGTTAGGGTCATCAATGATAATAATTGATCCTCCCTTACCGACGGTTTTAGATACCACGCTTGTTGATTGCCTATATCCCGTTTTTGTATTCTGGAAAAAACTTTTAACGTTCTGGTCTTTTAGCAGAGGGAATCTATAGCCCCAATTATCCTGATACCAGCTACTCTCAAGTAACGATCTATTCTTCTGCGCATGTTCAAGACTTAAAGCATTTGTACAGGATACGCATAAAAAACGTTCGGTAGGGTTATGTATCCATACCCAGGCAGGAAAAGCTACCGATATTAAATTGGTCTTACCGGTGCGAGGGGGGACGTTGATAATCAACTTCTTTATTTGCCGCGCGTAAACAGCCTCTAAATGCTCGGCTATCGCCTTTATATGCCAGCTATCCGTATAAGGCATGCTACCCTCTATATAAGGCCAGCTCAATTTGAAGAACTCATATAAAGAACCTTCAGCGATTGCTAGTTGCTCCTGATGGGCAAGTACCGCATCCAGGTAATCAAGCTCCAAGCTAGACATTAAAGCCTGAGATACTTGCGGTATTTTGATATGATTAAAACCGTGCTTCATTTAAAACTAATATGTTTTAACTATTTCCTTTATCGGTAAAATCCTATTGGTAATTTCGTACCTTTATGGGATTAGTCCCTCTATTTAAAATAATTATAACACAGCACTCTCTAATCTTGATTTTCCCGTACTTTTTTTGGTTTAATGTTAAATGATTATATGTTAGACAATTAGATTAACATTTAAAAATATGCACTAATATATAGGTTTTGGAATATGATAATAAAGAAAACAGCTCTGGTTCTAACAACTCTACTCATAGCTAATACGGCGTTAGCAGATAATTATCCAAAGGAAGAAAAAACTACTAATTTTATTGTCACTCCCTCTGTAGCTTATAGATATGATGTTTTTAAATGGTCTATTCCTCACCCTGATTTTGATAAAAAAGGTTCTGAATTAACATGGAAAAATTATATTGTTCAACCTTCTATTAAAATTGAAACAGAACCTCAACCAAATTCATTTACTTTTTTAGGTCAGGGTAAATACGGATATATTTTAAAAGACAAGAGTAAATCGTGGGATAAAGATTGGAAATTTCCTAAAATAAAAGGATCAAAGGAGAGAATAACAAAAATTGATTCAAATAAAGTATCGGCTGTTAAAGGGAATATTCTAGATTTATCTGGAGCTATCGGTTATTCGGTAAATTTATTCAATAACAATTTGCTCACTTTTTATCTCGGTTATGATTACACTGCTTATAAAAACAATCAATATGGTATACGACGACTGGTTAATAATCGAAATGATATAATATTGTCATCTGATCAACTTGTTACTAGATATAATTTTCAAACAAAAGCACCATGGGTTGGTTTGTCATTTAATATTCCTCTAAATGATAAGTTCTTAGTCAAACCGACAATCAAATATTATTCTTTTAAATATATCGGAAAAGGTTATTGGTTATTTAGAGATGATTTTAAAAAGAATCCTAGTTTTAAAGATACTGCTAGAGGGCAAGGTCTTGGAGCTGAAGCTGATTTAGTATATAAATATTCTGATCATCTAGATTTTAACATTAATCTAGAGACAAAAATATTTAAAATGAAAAAAGGAAATCAACAGACTTTTTTAGCTGTTGATCGGGTAAATCATAAACCTGAGAGAGTTGATACTGGAAAATTACTTGGTTTAAGTCTCACATCCTACTCAATTAGCGGAGGTATTAAATATAAATTCTAACTTCTTTAAATCTGGTTATAGTTTTTTAGCAATAATACACAAAATTTATTAGTCAGTTTATAACATGGTCGTTTTTTTTGTAATTTTTTCTGTTAAGGTTTAAAAAGATGAGAGTTTATAACTTTTAAATTTAAAAAGGAGGATCAAGAGTGAAGAGTAAATTAAATCCGGTACCGGCAGCAAAAAGAACGCAAGAAAAAATAAATAATCTTAAGGATAATTATGTGGAATTAAAACGTGAAGAAGCACAAAAGTTAGTTACCGGTATTTATGAACTTGATGCTAAAGTAAAGTTAAAAGATAGTCAGATAGTTACTATTACAAAGCAAAAAAGTGATTTACAGCAACTTGTTACAGTTAAAACTTCCGAAGTTCAAAGTAAAAATAACCTTTTAGTACAAAAGGAACAGTTACTAGTACAAAAAGAGAAGTTATTAACTGAACTAAAAATCAGAGAAGAAAATCAATTAAAAGAAGAATATATTAGCGTTTTACATCAATTAAATCCAAAGGTTTATTCTGCTAACTATGAAGATTGGAGCGGCAAGGCGCAAGGAGCTAAGGATATTATCGATCAAGGTAATTTTACAAAGATTAAAAAGAATTTACCCGTTCATAAACAACAATTAGCTCAAAAGATAGAAACAGAGAAGTTAGCCCTCGCAGTAAAAGAAGCCGAGAAATTAGACAAGGCAAAAGAAGAAGCGGTTAGTATTCTACATCAATTACATCCTCACGCATACCCTGTTAATTATGAGGACTGGCCTACACATATTAAAGCAAGAAAACTTTTAGATAGCGGTAATCTTCAAGCGATTGAAAAGAATTTAGTTATTTATAGGGAATTATTAAAAAAAGAATTAGCAAGACAAAAAGAGGAAGTTCAAAACAAGGATCAATTAATTCTTCAAAAAGAACAGGACTTAAAAAGTTTAAATGATACTTTTACTACAACTCTTTCAACAAAAGAAGAAGAGATTGCCAAGGAAAAATTAAAAAATACTGAAGTATCCCATAAAGTAAAAAAAGTAAGTAGAAAACTAGCTCAAGAAATTCAAAACAAGAATCAGTTAGCTCTTCAAAAAGAAATGGAAGAAAAGCTAAGAATTGAACAAGAACAAGAAATAGAAAGATTAAGGGAACAGCTTGCTCTTAAAGAATCTGAGACTGAAGAATTACTCACTCAAAAAGAATTAGAGAACCAAGAAAAGGAAAGGTTAAGGGAAGAACTTGCCCGTAAAGAATTTGAAGCTCAAGAGAAAGATGCATTACTTTTAGCAAAAGAATTAGAAAAACAGGAGGCGCTTATACAAAAAGAAAATGAACTCCTTGCTCAAAAAGAAGAGGCAGTACATAATAAAAGCGCTGAAAAGAATAGAATTATAGAAGAGCAGGCAAATAGCCTTTTAACCAAGGACGAAGTGATTGTCAGTAAGGACTTAAAGATTGGTGAGGTATCCCAGTCAGTAAAGAAAGCAAATAGAAAGCTTGCTGCTAAAGATAAGCTTTTAATTGATAAGGAACAAAAATTAAAATTACTAATTGAGCAAAACAGAATTGAGAAAGAAGAGTTGCTAGCCCAAAAAGAACTGTCAATAGCCAACAAAAGTCATATGAAGAATCAAATTATTGACGAATTAGAGGAAGAAATTAATTTGCAAGAAGATGAGGTTGGTAATTTAAGGATTCAAAACTTAGAAAAGGAATTGATGAATCAAAAACAAGAGAAATTATTAATTCAAAAAGATATTGAATTAGAAAACTTACTTGAACAAAAAGATGAAGAAGTGCGTAATAAAAGTTTGGCCAAAAATCAAATTATAGGTGGGTTACGTGAATCTATGACTGAAAAAGAAAAAGAAGCTTACAAATTACAAATTGAACTTTTAATGAAACAAGTAGAGTTTCACAAGAAAGAATCAGAGTTAAAGGATAAAGCTTTAGAAGACGAACGCCTTATCAATGAATTAAAGGTCAAAGAAGCTCAAGATGCGAGTCTTATAAATAGGATAAAAGCTAAAGAACTAGATGATTTAATAGTTATTCAAGAATTAAAAGGCAAATTATTGGATTTGAAAGCTTTATATGGACATGATATTTCGTTTTCTAATCAACTTAGTGCAATACAATTCCAAGCTGAAGATAGTATAGCAAATAATGATTTTGGTGCTATAGGAGACCTTTCAAAGTATATCAGTGAATTACTGAATGCTGAAAAAGAAAATTCCGCATCCTTAGATATTTCAAATCTATTAGGTAATTTAAGTCCTATTGTTCATGGTGGGGAAAACCATGTACAAAATCCTTTAGCAGCTATTAATAATTTTGATATTAATCATATTAATACTACCCATTCGGTCTACCCAAGTGGAGAAGGATCGTCTTTTGATATAATTCAAGAAGAGAGTTTGAATTAAATCACTAATAAATTTAAATACCT